AAACTGCAAGGCATGTGTTGGTAAGGGTGTCAATACCCTCGCCGATCTGCTGACATCCGCAGAGAAAGCGGAGCTTCGTCACGCTGCTAAGGAGCAGCTGCTGGAGTATCTCGACAAGGTACCGGGAGAGGGTCACGCTAAGAAGCGTACTGCTCAGGTAGCCACACCGAAGGACCACGCTGCTCATGCCAAGAGTGAACCAGTGGTCATCGGAACTCAGTTGGTTACCATCACTGTGCCTGGTAAGAAAGGTATCCCTAAGGCGGTAGAGATCGATGTGCCTGTTCATGCCACGAACAAGCCTGGGGCTATCAAGATCGACCGTGTGTATGGTGTTGAGCCAGACCCACGTGTTCCTGAAACTGTGACCTTCCTTGACGGTACTGAAAAGCCTCGGCTTATCCGCAAGACCCTGCATAAAGATCAGAAAGGCCAGGGTGGTTACATGATGTTGACTGCTGCCGAGTTCAATACGGATCTTGAAACCCGTACGGAACTGCGTGCTCGTAAGGCAGTTGAACGTGCTGAACACCGTGAGTGTAAGGCTGAGTGTAAGGCATCGGATAAGGGTGAGCGTCGTCCTGTGATGTTCACTTGGCAAGAGCGTAATGAAATGAAGAATGCTGTCATCATTGCCAGCAAGCCTCACGTCACACCTCGTGTTGAAGTCACCCGTAATGACCCTGCAGAGCTGAGTAAGGCACGTCACCACTTGAATGCCATGCTCCGTGCCAATGCTGCTGGTGCTCGTGTTGAAAAACGCAAGCATGCTAAGCTGGCCCGCCGTGACCACATCGCTGACATGCTTAGCCGCAAGGTGAAGACTGTCATTGAGCCCAAGACCTTTGTGCTCAAGCTGATGGATAAGGTGGTACCTGCCGTAGCTTCGGCGTTCGATAACAACAAGGCGATGAACGATGCGGTAGCCAAGCGTGAGCGTAAGGCCGCCGTCCGGGTTAAGCATGGAGTTCACCTCCCGTAAAGCTGCTTAAGATCGCAGTCCGCATTGGCGGATAGCTAGGTGCCCGGTGTGTCTGTGAGGCGTAGCAGAGACACATCGCTGAACTAGAATTAGAAAACCATTACAGGGTACGGCCTAGTTGCGGAATGAATAGATGGACGCCATGGTTTATCGTGCCCTGTAAGTCAGCACTGTGAGGCATACTTCTATAGCGGATAGCTTATCTGTTACAGAAGTGTGGTTCATAGTGCATCCCTTTATCAATCCTTAGCAAAGGAATATTTAAGATGGATGACAATCGACAAACAGTAGTGGGTTGGGTGAAGGAGTCTTTCAACTCTCTCTTCACCCTTGCCCTGCTGCTTGGTGCATGGCTACTCGGTTCAGCTTTCCCACAACCTGGGCAAGACGTGATCGAGTATGTCACACCTGTTGTTAAAGAGTTCGTTACTGACAAAGTGACGGGCCACTATGCACCGCCTCCTCAGTTTTATATGGCGGTTGCTCCCCCTCACTCCTCTACGAACGGGGTGAGTTTCACGGGAGTATTCTAGCCACCGATGATATGGTGATTGCTATGAATGCAACTGAAGTAATGGTACCTATGAGTTTCCTGGAGATGCAGAAGAATGCTATGGAGTTCTTTAACCAAGGCGCTGCAGCCCATCGGGCTTCCTCAAGCCAAGAGGAATGGGAAACACTTTGGCTGAAAGTATTAACTAAACATGGACTGGAGAACGATACGGACATGACCTCGCTAGTGTTCACACCTGCGGAAGATCATGATGACACCCGTAAGCTGGAACTTGTCCACTAATTCATTAAAGGAACGATCATGTTCGATGTAATTCGTGAGGATGACGAATGCTTCATCCTCTCTGGTAATTGAAGGTAACTGTGCAATGAAAGAAACAAACGATGATGACGGCGTTCCTTAAGAAGGGGATGGAAGACCGTCTGTAAGGCCCTGTAGTGGGGCTACTGTGTTAACCTACCTAATGGTACTGGTCCTCACATTGAGAGCCCGCACAAGCCAAGTACGGGACACCTAGGCGCCATGTGCCTTAGGATCTAATTAGGAAGGAGGATAATCATGGGCCCGTTCAGTATTGGAGCCAGTTTCATGTTCATCCGTTGGTTTTTTGAATGTCTTTATATGCTCTTCCACCTGAGCCGATATGTGGAGCCCCGAAAGGGCATCACAAGTAAGGCGGAATACTTTGCATATCTGGACACACTCCCAAGATAAGGAGTTAGTATCATGTTCGGCTCATTAACGTTGAACCCGTTCAAGTTGTTCGGGGTACCTGGCACTATGATTGACGTCGGGTTATGGGCAGTGGGTAAGATGAAAGACCTTACCCTCGCCGCCTGGGATAGACTCCCGAAGCCAAAGTCTTTCGGATGGAAGTGTGTGGTGTACCCACTGTACATTTACATCGTCATCCCTGGCTCCGTCCCTTATGCCTTCGTCAAGGCGGCAACGTGGCTCGGATACGGTCCAGAAGTACAGAAGCTCTTTGATATCTTTATCGGCGCTGCTGGTAGTCTGGGCTGGTTGGCCTTGGATGCATTTGTTAAAACGTTGTTGGCAGTACTGTGGTTCCTGATCACTTGGGTAGCACGTTTGTAATACCGCCATATGATAGTCGTTTGTAAGCACCTCCTGTTTGTTGTTAGTCGAGGAACAACTTCAGGCTCACGCTGTCTATACATTTACAAGAGCGAGTGTATATACACAGTGAGCCTATCAGGAGAATCATCATGCTTACATATGACCAGCCTGCTCACGAGCGGCTAATTAAAGACTATCTACACCTGTACCACACACACACTAAGAAAATGACCACCGGTACACAAGTCCACAAGGACATGTATGGTAATGCCATCGCTATCGTTGGTTACATTAGTGTGGTTTTGAAGGACGACGTTGATATCCTTGCAGATCTTGCGAAGATTAAACAAGTCCGAGTGATTCGTTAATATGTTCTTCTCTCAGTTGGGAACTAAAAGTGTTATTCAACTGTCTAATTTAGTATATCTAAGAAACACACGATACGTTGTGTATACCGATGAAAGCATGATGCTACTCAGTACCATCATCATCATGCTAACCTAAATTAATGTGAGGGGCTGAATGGATTACAGTAAAAGTAGTAAGAAGTTAGAAGTAGTGTCTAAAAGAGTCGTCGACAGTGGCCCCTGTACCAACCCTGAAGGTTGCGACACGTGGTACGGTATGCGAACCTATGAAAAGACTATGTCTGATGGTAGTATTGTACACGATGCATCGTGCTTTGCTTGCAAACACTTCGAGCCTAACCCTTCAGGGTATTCAGATACCCAACATTCAGAAGAGAAACCTGGCCCAAGTATTAAAGATTCCTTGCGAAGCGCGCTGCAACACCAACCAGTAGCATCAAATCAAGTGTCCTCTCAGGACATCCTCGAAGATTTCAAGACGTACCCAGTACGTGCCCTTCCTGAACGTGGCATTACACTAGCAGCATGCGTAAAGTATGGTGTTCGAGTGTCCCTCTCGCCACAAGACGGTGAATCTACCGTCACTCACATGTACCCCTATTATAAAAATGACAAACTCACTGGCTACAAAGAACGTATCGTCGCTACCAAAGCGATGTGGTCCAAAGGAGACTGTACCGCGGCTTCGCTATTCGGATCTCATTGCCATAAACCAAATGGAAAGACTCTCTTCATCACAGAAGGAGAGTGTGATGCACTCGCTCTCTGGCAGGTACTCACGTCGCTATCTACGCTTGACCATTACGACCCTGCAGTCGTATCCCTTTCTCACGGTAGCGCCTCAGCTGCCAAAGACATCTCTCAAGATCTTGATTATGTCAACTCCTTCACCAAAATTGTTCTATGTTTTGACATGGACGAAGCTGGACAACGCGCAGTAGAAGACGCGTGCAAGCTCCTTCCCGGTAAGGTATTCATTGCTAAGTACGATGAGAAGGATGCTAACGACATGCTCCTCAAAGGCAAGGCAGAGGCCCTCAAGTGGGACGTCCTCAAGCATGCCAAGCAGTACATGCCTGACTCCATCGTCAACTACGCTGACTGTTGGGAACGTTACAAGACCAACCGTAACCGTGTATCCTACCTATTCCCCGAGTCATGGCGTGGCATCAACGAGAAGACATGTGGTGTCCGTGATGGTGAGCTAGTGATGATCACTAGTGGCACAGGTATGGGCAAGACACAGTGGATGCGTGAGTTACGTGACCACTTCCACCGTACCACTGACTTCCACTTCGCTGACATCGCACTAGAGGAGGACGTAGGTGACTCTATTGAGGGTATGATCTCCCTCTACCTGAACAAGCGTACCTCCCTGCCTGATGTGGTGGTGACAGACGCAGAAGAACGTGAAGCCTTTGACTTCTACTGTGCTGAAGGACGTTGGCACGGCCTCGATTACTTCGGTGGTCTAGACGATGGTAACCTATTCAGTAAGGTCAGGTGGTACGCAGCTAATGGTGTGAAGATGATCTACCTTGATCACCTATCCATCATCGTGTCTGAGTACGCGGCTGATGGTGATGAGCGTCAACGTATCGACACCATCATGACCAAGCTGGCTAAGATTGCTAAAGAATTGAGGATCATTATCTTCCTCATCGTACACCTAGTCAAAACTAATGGCTCTTCCACATCATTCGAGGAAGGTGCCACCCCATCACTTGACGATCTACGTGGGTCTGGCTCGCTTAAGCAGCTGTCCTCTACGGTGATCGCCCTATCAAGAAATCAGCAGCACGAGAACAAGATGTGCGCTAACACTTCTAAAGTCACTGTCCTTAAATGCCGACTCACAGGTCGGACAGGAACAGCCGACTACCTATACTTCAATGATAAGACAGGCCGCATGATTGCGGTAAGTAAACCAGATGGATATGAACCACAAAAAGGAGGGGGCAATGACTCCTACAGAAAAGCCTTTTAAAGAAAAGTATTTTGATGAAGCCTTCCTACCATGGTATGCAACAGGCATGCAGGATGGTATCTCTGCTATCATGACACCCGATGGCTGGTACGGCAACATGAACGATGGTGAGGCAGAGTACCTTGTTAAAGAACATGAACGCCTACGCAGAGCACTATGGGAGGCAGTGAAGTATGACTACGAACTCTTCACAAAACTCAGAGACCTTTAGTCAAGAGGAAATGCTCACTAAGCTGAGTGCGTTAGCAAAAGAATTGGATGAGTGCAATGTCCCACAGAATGACAGGTATGTTGTGATCTCAGAGGACAAGTGCATCGCCCTATTCGGTGAGGAGGAAGGCAAGAAGTGCTGGAAAGACCTCTTAGCCAGGTGCCCTGATGAAGGTATCAAGATCCTTGACCCCACTAAGCAGGACATCCCACCATGGAGCGTGTAGAACAAGGGCAGGGGTACGTATTCCACGTGTGCCAAGCAGCATTGATGCTGGACTTTGCTGAGAGCCATCTTGATTCAGCTCATATGCTCTCAGAAAATAAAAACGTCGATAGGGAACTTCGCTATGCTCTTGATGATCTATACTCTTTAAGATCCTCTATGGATATTATTTCTACAATGGAGCTTGACATATGAATGGAAGCTATTACCCACAGGAGTACCTTGACTCAGCATATGACCAAGGGTATCAAGATTTCTGGGACGGTGTAAGTGATCCTGATAATACCTTACCTCAACGTGAGAAGGATGAGTGGTATAAGGGGTGGAATGCAGCGCATTCTGAACAGATGGGGAGAACATTACATTGAGAGTAATCATTGACATCGAAGCAAACGGACTGCTTCACATAGCTACTAAGATGCACTGTCTGGTAGCTAAAGACATTGATACTGGTGACGTGTATAGTTTCTCTAACGGACAGGGGAAATCTTCTTGGGAGGCCGACATCACAGGTTTCCTAGATAAATGTACCACTATCATTGCTCACAACGGGATAACGTTCGATTATCCTTTCCTTAAGAAGATGCTCAACTGGGTACCTTCCCCTGAAACCGAGATGCTTGACACACTTGTCATGTCTCGTCACCTAAATGCAGACCGCGACCGTGTAGAGGGCAGCAAGGGCGGCCCACATAGCGTCGAGTCATGGGGCCTACGTCTTGGACGTTGGAAGCCTGACATCACTGACTGGTCTGTATTCACACCTGAAATGCTGCATCGATGTGTAGAAGACGTCGAGATTCAGCACCTAATATACCTAGAATTACTACGAGAAGCAGACGTTATAGACCGCAGCCTATCTATCTTTAATCCAGAGGCATACGGTCAGAACAATTGGTCACGACCCATGCGTAACGAGCATATGAGTGCCCAGATCATGTTCGAACAAGAGCAGAATGGCTGCTATTTTAATACAGAGAATGCTGTAGCCCACCTGGAGACACTGAATGAATACATCGACAAGATTGAGTGCGACCTGCTCGCAATTATCCCACAGACACCTAAGCAGAAGGGTGTCAGTGTTAAGTCACCGTTTAAAAAGAACGGAGAGTACACTAAAGCTACTGTCGATTGGTTTGATAGTGATGTCGATAGTGTCGCTGGTCCTTTCTCTCGCATTGAGTGGCATACTATAAACCTAGGCAGTGATGTTCAAGTTAAGAAATGGTTAGGCACTATCGGTTGGGTACCACTACAGTATAACTTCAGTAAGACACAGTTTGAGCACGATGGTAAGCCAGTACGTACCTCACCCAAGCTAACACCTGACTCCTTCGACTCATTACCTGATGGACTAGGTGATAAGCTCAAGCGCAGGGGCATGGCGTCACATAGACGCAGCCAGATCACCGGTTGGGTAGGCCATGTGAGGGATGACCACCGTATCGAAGCGAGTGCTAACCCACAAGGCACACCAACCGGACGTATGAAGCACAGAAGGGTAGCCAATGTACCAAAAGCAAACGCAGATAAAAAGACACACGAACTGGTCTACTTTCCAGCACCACAAGGCATCTTTTTTGGGACGGAAATGCGAGACTTATTCTGCGCTGCACCTGGAAAAGTACTTGTTGGACGGGACGCTGCAGGCATTGAGCTTAGGTGTTTCGCTCACTACATTGACGACCCCGAGTATACAGATATCATCCTCAACGGAGATATCCATACCTATAACCAAGAGATGGCTGGACTGCCCACACGGGACATGGCCAAAACTTTCATTTACGCATTCCTCTACGGTGCCGGCGATGCAAAGATTGGATCTATTGTACTGCCTGACGCGTCACCTGCAGAACAGAAGTCAAAGGGAGCTGCGCTTAAGAAAGCTTTCCTTGGAGCTAATCCAAGACTCTCAAAGCTTATTAAAGATGTGAAGATTGCTTGTCGACGTGGTTGGTTACGTGGACTAGACGGTCGGAAGATTATGATGCGCTCATTTGATGGCCGTATCATGGAACATAAGGCCCTCAACACCTTGCTTCAGTGTGCTGGTGCAGTGATCATGACAGAGGCACGTATATGGGTACATTTACAGTTAAAAGAACGGAACTTACTTAACAACGGTGCTGTCAAAGTACTTGACTACCACGATGAAGAGACATATGAGTGTGATCCTGAAGTAGCTGATGAGGTTGCTGAGATCCTAGTAGAGTCTATCAAGTGGGCAGGTATACAGCTTAAACTTAACTGTCCTTTGGATGCAGATGCAAAGATTGGACAGACATGGGCTTGCATCCACTAATGAAGACATGCACAGTGTGTAAAGAACCCAAGGAACTTCACATGTATTATAACTGTCGGAAGAACAAGGACGGTAAGCAGTACAGGTGTAAGGATTGTGATAACAAAGCTGTCAATAAGTACCGTGAACGTAACGCAGAGCAGCACAAAGCTAATCAAAGGAATGCTAACCTCAAGCACAAGTATGGTATAACCAATGAAGAGTACCATACTATGCTTGATAAACAGAATCGATGTTGTTTGATCTGTAATAAGCATGAGACATTCAATGCACCTATTAGGTTTGTGGTAGACCATTGCCACGAGACTGGTAAGGTACGAGGTATTCTTTGTAACTCTTGTAATACAGGGCTAGGTCTCTTCGGAGACTGCCCACATAATCTAAGAGATGCCGCTGAGTATCTCATTAAATCAAGGGCGGAGATACACTAATGAAAACAATTAGAGTTATCGTAGAAGAACGTGATTACGACGTTGATTTCGATGTCTGGAAATATGACCCGAAGGACGACGCTGAGGGTGATGCTGTAGATGCGGATGAAGGCCTCTTCAATGAGTATGTGAAGCTGTCTGACCGCCTCGGTGAATTGGAATGGTACTTCACAGAACTAGAGAGCCCTAACTATATTAAATGGAAGAAAGAAAGGGCAGCTGCTAAGATCAAGGAAGCAGCACACCGTAAGAAGTGCCTCAATGCTGTCATGGCTGACCCAGGGTACGCAAAAGCACAGGAGAAGTTGAGCAATGCGACGAACACTAAGTAAACAGTACCGCCGACAGGCAGAGCAGTGGTGTTTTGAAATGTTAAGGGAATCTTTCCCAGAAGAGATTGTCGAAGACATGAACCGAGAGGATCTATGGAAACTAGCCTTCCCTGAGACACACTTCAATGAGGTCTGTCAGCACCCTACGAAGGTAGATGACAACGGAGACCCTGAGACATTCTCTCGTTTCCGTCTCTTCCGTAACTCACCACGGTGGATCTATAAACAGATCAAGAAGAATCCGATGATCACTAAAGAACAGCTACAACAGGTGGCGTAACGATGAAAACATATGACGTACAAGTAGAATGGTCTGGTTACTCACGAGGGTACTCAGTGTACCGAGTCACTGCATGGTCTGAAAAAGAGGCTAAAAATGAGTGGTATGATGGTGAACGTATCACACATGTGGTGGTCAGAGATGACACAGAAACAGAAGATATCCAAGATGCTGTAGAGGTAGTTACTAAGTGAGTCTCGACAGCCACGCTCAGGTACTGAGAGATATTAAAGAGGAAGTCGACAAGTGGGATAACTACTGGGAGATGGACAATACTTTTGAGGTAAGGGACGACCTCGTTCAGTGTATCTATCACAGCCTACTAAGTGGTAGGGCACTCGACCCAGCACTAACGCAAACAACAGACTACGACGAAGAACAATACAATTAAACATAAAAGGAATAATATAACAT